TGATGCACCTAAAGGTGTTTTGTATAGAGTCTGTAATCCAAACAAAATGTTATCGTTCTATACTCCAAAAATAGATTTGAATGAGGGCATTACGAGAGCATTAAAGGGAATTATTTAATGTTTAAAATGAAACATAAAAAGATAATCGTGTGGGGTGTAAAACCTGATACTGGTCATACGCATACTAATATACATTCTGCCTTTTATAGAGCATCACAATACTTGGGATTAGAAGTATATTGGTTGGATGATAGGGATAATGTTGATCCTTCATTTTTTGATGACAGTCTAATATTATCAGAACATTCTATAGCAACTACACATCCATTAAGTCGTAATTTACCTTTACGAAAAACTTCAACATATATAATGAATCAATTAGGAAATAAGAAAGATGCACCTGCACCCGGCCCTGGGGCTAATTTTTATTTAGGTAAAGTTGGTAGAATTGTAGATTTTAGATTTAGATTTGATTGGTCAAACGAACATTATGAATATAAATTTGAACCAGAAAAATATACACCAGTGAATGATGATAAGATTTCCTTTATAGAGTTTGGTAAAAATTGTGGACAAGAATATGACAATTACTATAGTTTGTGGGCAACAGATCTCTTACCAAATGAAATAAATTTTGAAGACAGATTTACACCATGGGAAGAACCAAAGTATGCATTTTTCTCAGGAACAATTAGAAAACAAAATCATCAAGGTGATAATTACGACATTTTTATGAGATTTATCAATGCCTGCAATAAAAATAATGTTCAATTTCGTTTCTATGATATTTGGTCAAATCCTTCGATGAATCCAATTGATCTAAAAAATCATTCTCTTAGAGCATTTCTATCTGTAGAATTAAGAGCACATGATTTAATTAAAAGTAGATATGTTCCTTGTAGAAACTTTAAAAACATTAGTTACGGACAACTTGCCATGACAAATTGTTTAGGTGCATATGAATTTTTTGATCGTGAAATAGCATATCACGAAGATCCTTATGAACTTTTTTCTGTTGCTTATGAAATGAGATTAAATCCAAAAACAAAAGATCTGATTTTAAATCAAATGAAAAAAGTCAAAGAAAAACACACACATGTACATAGAATAAGAGACTTTATTGCTATAAGCAATATGTAATATTTTGAAAGGTTTGTAAAATGAACAATTTGATCATTTGTCCTGTAGGTTCACCAATATCTTATGATAATCGTTTTGACAAAGAAAATCATTGGAGATTATGCAAGAAAGAAAGACTATGGGAAACTGTAGTTTTTCAATATTCGGATTTTGTTCCTGAACCAAATTCATATGATAAGTTAATAGTTAAAAAAGGATTGAAATGGAAACTATCAAAAGAGTATTTGAATAGTATAGACTATTCAAAATATACTTACATTGGATTTATGGATGATGATTTAATTACAGATATTGATAATATTAATAGAGCAATTAATATTGCAATAGAAAAAAATCTTAAAATATTTCAATTGTCTGTTACAGAAGATTCAGATATGTTTTATCGTATATTAAAAAATAAATCAGGTATTAAATATACAACAACAAATTTTAATGAAGTCATGGGTCCGTTTATTCATACTTCTTTGATTCCTCTGTGTCTTGAATTGTGGAATGAATATGATTTATCTTCAGGATGGGGTTTTGATAAAGTATTGTGCGATTTGACTAAGACAGATGCTGCTGTTATTCATTCAAGTCAAATGTATCATCCCAAAAGATATGGTAACTACGATAAGTCAAAAGCATTTGCGGAAATGGATCATTTGTTAAATAATATATTTCCTAGCTTCATGAAAAGAAAATACAACGAAGATTGGTCGTTCATAGATCAACAACGCGAAAAAACAATAGTTATGTGAAATATATTTTATTGGTTTATAAAAATGTCTTATGATTACTTAATAGTTGGATCTGGTTTTTTTGGTGCAACTTTTGCAAGACTTGTAACAGATTTAGGTAAAAAATGCCTAATCATAGAGTCTAGAAATCACATTGGTGGAAATGCATATACAGAAAAACGAAATGATATAGATGTTCACGTTTATGGTCCACATATTTTTCATACAAACAATGAAAAAATTTGGAAATTTGTAAATCAATTTACCAAATTTAATAACTTCATTTTGTCACCGAAATCATATAGAAATGGCAAAATTTATTCTTTGCCTTTTAATATGAATACGTTCTATGAAATTTGGGGAACTATTACACCAAAACAAGCGCAAGAAAAAATACAATCGCAGATGTTTTTGGGTGAACCAAAAAATTTGGAAGAGCAAGCATTAAAACTTGTCGGCAAAGACATCTATGATCTTTTAATAAAAGATTATACAATCAAACAATGGAAAAAAAATCCTAAAGAACTACCAGCTTTCATTATTAAAAGATTGCCACTTAGATTTACTTACGACAATAATTACTTTGATGATAACTATCAAGGAATACCTGTTTATGGATATACAAAATTATTTGAAAATATGCTTCATGACATAGAAGTTAAATTGAATACAAATTATTTTGACAATACAAATTATTGGAATAATATAGCGAAAAAGATAGTATATACTGGAAAAATTGATGAGTTTTTCAATTATGAATTTGGTGAACTTGAATATAGATCTTTAAGATTTGAGCATCAAGAATTAGAAATAGAAAATTATCAAGGCAATGCAGTCATTAATTATCCAGAGTTACAATATGATTGGACAAGAATTGTAGAACATAAACACTTTACTAAAGTTCAAACAAAAAATACAATCATAACAAAAGAATATCCCACTAATTGGAACAAAAATGAACAACCATATTATCCAATAAATGATGAAAAGAACACAAAGATTTATGAAAAATATAGAGATAAATCTTTGTTTATAAAAGACAAATTCATATTTGGAGGTCGTTTGTCAGAGTATAGATATTATGATATGCATCAAGTAATAGGATCTGCAATGAAACAAGTTGAAGTTCTTAAAGATGAAATCTGAAAAAATCATCACTACAAGCTTTTCAGAAACTGGTGCAAAAAGTATGGCGAAGTTGTTGACAACCAAGTACAATTGTACTATAATAGACAATCCAACATTTGATAACAAACGTGGTATGTGGATTACCACATATCTTGATCCTTCTTTAGAAAAAGATACTAAAACAAAGACTGGTAAATTAAAAAAACGGAAATCTTAATTTGAACACATTTGTGAATATAAAATATAGGAGAATATGATGAATAAAGTTGAATTTACACAGCGCAAGTATGACAACAAATGGGTCATGTGGTCCTACGAAGTTGATCCTACCATCGACTTTGAAGACTTTCGTGGTCGTGAAATGCTAATCCCATATCGCTGGGTTCCGCGCGGCGTTTATGACTATATCGTGGAGTTTGAATAATGGCTAATATCAAAATTATCAAACTCACAACTGGAGAAGAACTTATCGGAGAAATTGAAGATAAAGGTCTCTCTTATACCATCAAGAATGCTGTAGTCATTGCACTTATCCCAAGTCGCACCAATCCACAGCAACCATCAATTGGTCTGGCACCATGGATGCCATATGCTGAAAATGAGCCAGTCATGATCTCAAAGCAGAGCATTGTATATGAAGCAAAGCCAATCAAGGAAATGCTCAATAACTACAATTCAATCTTCGGTGGAATCATTACACCACCTAAAACTCTTCTTGTTTGATCCATCATTTTGTGATATCATTCAATAATGATGAATGATTTTTACACAAACGTTTCCGTTCTTGGAAACAATATTCTCTATCGTGGCATAAGAGATGGTAAACGTGTTCGAGGCAAAATCGAATATAGACCAACTCTATATGTACCATCAAAGAAACCAACAGAATACAGAACTCTACATGGCGACTACGTAGATACTGTTCGTCCTGGTGGGTTGAGGAATTGTCGTGAATTCGTTGACAAGTACAAAGATGTTAGCGGATTCACGATATATGGCAATACAAACTATCAATATGCATTCATATCAGATGCTCATCCAAATGATATTGATTGGGATATTGAAAAGATCAATATTGCGTTTCTTGATATTGAGGTTGCTTCCGAGAATGGTTTCCCCGATCCAAGTGTAGCAAGCGAAGAAGTTACTGCAATCACAATCAAGATTAATGGAACCTACGTTACTCTAGGATGCAATGATTTTGATTGTCCAGATGGCGTTGACTACCTGAAATGTGAAAACGAGGTTCAACTTCTAAAGAGATTTCTCGATCTCTGGACTTTGACTTATCCTGACATTATTACTGGATGGAGTGTCAAGTTCTTTGATATTCCATATCTTGTCAATCGCATTAGCAGATTGCTTGGCGAAAAAGCAATGTTTACGCTTTCTCCTTGGGGTCGTGTAAGTCAGAGAACAAATACAGTCATGGGTCGCGAGAAGGGTTTCTATGATATTCTTGGAATATCAACTCTCGACTACATCGAACTCTATCGTAAGTTTGCTCCTGGTGGAGCATCTCAAGAATCATATAAGCTAAATCATATTGCCAACATTGAAGTTGGTGAGAAGAAGATCTCGTATGAAGAGTAT